TGCACTAAAGATTGACCCTAATGAAGTTATCCAAATGAATATTGACAAGCTAAAAGCACGTTATCCAGGTGGCGACTTTGATGCACACTATTCCGAAAATCGTCAGGACGGCGATTTATAATAAAACTACTTGACAGACTCCTTATTAGGTGCTATAATAGTATTAATTAATAAGGAGTTTGTATGCGGTTACCTACACAACTTAGCGGATTAGGCACTACCGGTTTATGCGGTATTGTACTAATGACGCTTCATATTACAGGATACTTAATAGGATGGGCTTGGCCCATGTTATATGTTCTCCTTATTTTATCCGGTATGGGACAAGAAAATAGGAAAGTAAAATAATGGCTATACATGCAATGATTGATCTAGAAACTTTAGATACAAAACCAAGTTGTCAAATTTTAAGCATGGGTTGTGTAAAGTTTAATCCGTTAACTAATGATGAGCCAAATTCAGAGCTATACATTAAGCCTGATATTGATCAGCAAGATAAACTAGGACGTACTACAAGCGATAGCACTATTGAGTGGTGGAGTAAGCAAGATCCTAAAGCAATGGAAGAAGCGTTTTCAGAAGATGGACGTATGAATCTTCAGATGATGCTAGAACAACTTAATAAGTGGTTAGTTGGTGTTGATGTAATTTGGGGTCACGGTTACGGATTTGACATTACGATACTGGAAGACCTCTATAGAAATATGGACACTCCTATTCCATGGCAGTTTTGGCAAATCAAAGACAGCCGTACATTGCTTAGTGCATGTAAAGTTGATCCACGCAAAGCAATGCAAAGCGATTTACACAACGCACTAGCAGACGCTTATTTCCAAGCAAAGAGTGTACAAGTAGCATACAAAGAGCTAGGCATTTTAAGATGAGCTTGACAGAACAAGTCAAACGTGTTAAACTAAGTGATATGTTAGATGACGATAGTGACATCATGAACGAACTAGTAGTTAAATTTGAACAACAGTACGGAGAAGAACTTGAAAGAATTATGGGTAGAGAAATACCGTCCAAAGACAGTTGACGGATATGTGTTTCGTGATGACGCACAGCGTAACCAAGTAAACACTTGGATTAAAGACAACACAATTCCACATTTGTTGTTCAGTGGCAATGCAGGCATTGGCAAAACTACGCTTGCAAAATTGTTATTTAATGAGTTAGATATTAACCCATTAGACGTATTAGAAATTAATGCAAGTCGTACAAACAGTGTAGATGATGTACGTGATAAGATCGTAAACTTTGTACAAATGATTCCGTTTGGTGACTTTAAGGTTGTGTTACTTGACGAGGCTGATTATTTGTCACCAAACGCACAAGCAGCACTACGTGGTGTAATGGAAGAATATCATACAACATCACGTTTTATTTTAACATGTAACTATCCTAACCGTATTATTCCTGCAATACACAGTAGGTGCCAAGGCTTCCATATTGCTAAGATTGATCAAACTGAGTTTACAGCAAGAGTGGCAGAAATTCTTATTACAGAAGGGATTACTCCGGACTTAGACATTCTTGATACATATGTTAAAGCAACTTATCCGGACTTGCGTAAATGTATTAACACTGTACAGATGAATTCAGTTGAAGGTAATCTAGTTAGGCCACAGAAAGGCGACACTGGAGAAGCTGACTGGAAGCTTGATATGGTTGAGTTATTTAAAGCAGGTAAGATACAAGAAGCTCGTAAACTATTATGCGGTGCAGTTCGTCCAGAAGAAATGGAAGAAATATATCGATGGTTATATGACAATATTGAATTGTTTGGTGATGACGAAAAACAGGATACAGCAGTATTAGCTATTAAACAAGGATTAGTAGATCACACACTAGTTGCTGATCCGGAGATTAATTTAGCAGCAACACTAATTAGATTGGCAAGGTTGTAATGGATTTTACTAAGGATGGCTTCATTGGAATATTTGATGATGCTTTTCTACCTCAGTATTGCGATGACTTAATTAAATACTTTAATATTTCAGGTAGTAAATTTGTTAATGCAACGCAAGGCTTAAAACACTATAACGACATGGACGAATTGTACTTACATGATCCGTTAACTGTACAAGACGTTCCAGAAGGATTTATTGAGTATTTTTATCAAGTCTTATGGAACGATATTTTTCCTGTATACTTAAAAGAATTTAGTGTTTTAAAAAATGCTCAGCCTCTTACAGGTTTTGGGTTAAAGATGAAAAAAATTGCGCCAGGTGGTGGCTTTCATGATTGGCATTACGAGTCAATTGGAGAAAGATCTCCTAGAAAAGTTGTAGTACAATTATATTTAAATGATATAGACGAAGCAGGCGAAACTGAATTCTTATATCAAAATAAAAGAATATCTCCAAAGAAAGGCAGGCTACTATTATGGCCTGCTGATTGGACTTATACCCATAGAGGCAATCCTCCCATTGGAAAGGAGGATAAGTACATTTTAACAACTTGGTTAGAACAAGCGAGAAAGGGAAATTAATGACATATTTAGTAACTGATAATTGCATTAAGTGTAAACATATGGATTGTGTTGAAGTATGCCCAGTAGATTGTTTTTATGAAGGCGCAAACATGCTGGTAATTAACCCAGATGAATGTATTGACTGTGGGGTATGTGTTCCGGAATGTCCAGCTGATGCTATTATAGCCGATAATGCTGTAGGTGATTATCCTAATATTGATTTATTGGCCATAAACACAAAGTATAGTGGACTATGGCCTAACATTACAGATGCTAGACCAGATGATGTTCCTGCAGACGCAGTAGAATGGAACGGTGTTGCAAATAAATTTGAAGACCACTTTTCAGAGGAGCCAGGGATTGGCGATTAGTAATAAAAAACTGATAAATGATATAGTACGCATAAGTGTAATAGAAGAAGAAATAGAGTATTATCAAACCCTGCTACGTGAAAGTGATACAGGACATATACATACTACTATTGGATTTTTAAATAGACGAATAGAAGAACTTAAAGGAAATGAAGCATGGCCGTTAGATTAGTAAGTTACAGTAAAGCATCAGAATATTTTGAAGAAGAAGGATTAACTGATGTACAAGAATTAATTGCATTTTGTGCCAAGGTTAGTAACCCTTCTGCACAAATTAATAGTGCAACGAGTGAAAAATTAATTAAGTATCTAATCAAGCACCAACATTGGTCACCTTTAGAAATGGTTAATGCTGTATTAGAAGTAAAAACTACTAGAGACATTGCACATCAAATTGTAAGGCACCGTAGTTTTGCGTTTCAAGAGTTTAGTCAACGATATGCAGATCCTAAAGAACAAGGCGAAGTATTTGTTACTAGTGAAGCACGTTTACAAGATGTTAAAAACAGGCAAAACTCAGTTGACATTAATTTAGCAGATGACGGAATGCCTGAGCTAATTAACCGCTGGGAAGAATTACAGCAAGATGTAATTTATACAGCAGGTCGTGCATATGATTGGGCAATTAGTGCGGGTATTGCTAAAGAAGTAGCACGTAAAGTATTACCAGAAGGTCTTACAAAAACAACGTTGTATATGAATGGTACGTTACGTAGTTGGGTACACTATATTGAACTACGTAGTGCTAACGGCACACAAAAAGAGCACATGGATATTGCTAAAGAATGTGCTACAGTTATTGCAGAAGTGTTTCCATTAATTAAGGAACTATAGTGTTTAATTTTTTAAAAAAAGATAAACCTGAAATAATTTTTGAATGTGATAATTGGGTTACACGTAAGTATAGTCCAATTAGACCTGCGGCAGAATTTATTCCTGAAAAATTTAATAAGATGCCAGCAGTTCTTAAAAAAGAAGAGCATGCAAGAGATAATATGTACAGCGTAAAAATTTGTCCGGGCCTACAAGATTATATTGGACACGGATATGTTATTCCTGCTTGGTGCGATATGGAATTTAAAATTGATGACAACAATCATCCCCATTTAACTTATAGCGATCCTTCATTAAAACATGCTGTGCATTATCCAGAACAAGTGGGAGATTTTTTAGACACAAAATTCCCCATAAGAACTCCTGTAAAACTAGATAATCCGTGGTTTACTTATACCAAGAAAGATTGGAGCATTATGTATCTACCAATGCACTTTCATGAAAATCCTTATTTTGAAGCAATTCCGGGTGTATCTGATCATGACAGAGGGCCTGGACGTTCACCTTTAAATATTATGCTAAAAACTAACAAAGATTTTACTATCAAACAAGGCACTCCATTAGTACAAATGATTCCTTTTAAACGTCAAACAGTAACAGCTAGATCCGGCGACTTACAAGAAAAAACTATTAATAGATATCACTCTTTAATTAAAACTAGATTTTTAACGTTTAAAGGGTGGCGTTGGTTTATGACTGAAAAGAAGCAATTCAAAATTGATCAACACGACCTAGAAATTCCAACCGATACAGACTAATCAAGATGTAATCATTTGTAACATTTCCCTAAAAACTGTTGACTTTCCACCACCTACGCTATAAGTACTTGTACATCTAAAAATAGCGAGGTAAGAAATACGTGAAAACGAGACTGTTCGTGTTGGCATTTCTAATGTCGGCAATAATGACAAACAAAAGCGCAGGACAAACTTACACAGATGAAGTAGCTGACATTATTAACAGCAATTGTGTAGTGTGCCACCGACAAGGCGGCATTGGACCAATGAGTTTTGAAACCTATCAACAAGTAAGACCATGGAGCCCTTTAATTGCTCTCAAAGTAATGACGAGAGAAATGCCTCCGTATGCATATGATCACGGTATTGGCATACAAGACCTACAAGGCGACTGGCGTTTATCTCAACAAGATATTGACACTATCGTAGAGTGGGTAGATAATGGATCAGCATATGGAGATCAAGACATAATTATACAACCTCCAATACTTGCTGACACAGAAGCATGGAGTTTTGAAGCAGACTTTGGAGTACCGGATACTATTATTGCTTCAACTCCAATAGATATACCTGCAAGCGGCAACGACTTGTGGCACAAGCACAATGTTCCAACAGGACTAAGTGAAGACCGTTGCATTAAAGCAGTACAAGTTAAACCACGCGGCGATGCAAAATCAGTAGTACAT